GCCCTGATATTATTAAATTGTATCATAATAAATACTGGACACGTCCAAAATCTACCGAAAAACCTAAAAATTGTGGGAAGGTAGAAGGTGCGTGCTACTGGTAGTTAAATAGTTTATCATCGTCGGATAGTTTTTTGGAGAGGATAGATATGCTAATTTAAAATCGTTAAATTAAGATATTATTAATATTAGTATTATTTATAATAATGTCTAAGTTAGCGTTTATAACTGGAATTACTGGACAGGATGGTTCATATTTAGCCGAACTTTTATTAGAAAAGAATTACAAAGTATATGGCATTGTCAGAAGAACCTCATTATTGTATTCCTCTACAAGAATTGACGATATCCGAGATAGAATACAATTGAGATATGGTGATCTAAGTGACGGAGCTGGATTATCTAATTATATTCATGAAATACTATCTACAAATGAAAACTTCTCGGTATTTGAGATTTATAATTTAGCCGCGCAAAGTCATGTAAAGATATCTTTTGAAATACCCGAATATACTGCCGATATTGATGGAATGGGTACAATGAGGTTACTGGAAATTATAAGAACATTGTCGCCTTCTTTAAGAGAAAAGATTCGTTTTTACCAAGCAGGAACTAGTGAAATGTATGGAAAAGTATTGGAAACACCGCAAAATGAAGAAACTCCATTTAATCCTATTTCACCTTACGCCGCGGCCAAGCTATACGCATACTATATGGTGAAATGTTATCGTGATGGTTATGGGTTACACGCAACAAACGGCATATTGTTTAATCATGAATCATATAGGCGTGGAGCAAACTTTTTAACTATGAAAGTCGTGAATGGCGTAAAAGATATCATGGCCGATAAGCGTAAATGTATTGAGATCGGTAATTTAGATAGTAAGCGTGATTGGGGACATGCAAAGGATTATGTGAGAGGGATGTGGTTGATGTTGCAACAAGAAAAATCGGATGAATATGTTCTGGCAACTGAAAAAATGTATTCTGTGCGAGAATTTATAGAAAAGGCATTTTCCCATAAAAATATAACGATCCGCTGGGAAGGCGAAGGTATAGAAGAAGTAGGTATTGATGAAAATAATGTAACCAGAGTAAAAGTCAATCCAAAATATTATAGGCCGTGTGAAGTGGATTTGTTATTGGGTGATGCAACGAAAGCAAAAACCACACTAGGATGGGCGATGGAATATGATACATTGGATAAATTAATTGACGATATGTTTCAAGAAGAGGAGAGATAATTAATAATAATTAATAATAATTAATAATAATTAATAATAATAATTAATAATAATTAATAATAATTAATAATAATTAATAACGTTATATTAGGTATTATTTTACTGTTTATTCAAGTATATATGCAAAATAATACTATCTTAATTACCGGAGGGACAGGTTACATCGGTTCACATACATATGTAGAACTTTTAAAACATTATCCAAATAATAACATTGTTATTGTTGATAATTTAAGTAATTCTAAAATAGATGTGATTGATGCTATTAAAAATATAACTAAAAAAAACGATATCTCTTTTCATAATGTTGACCTATTAGACAAAGATGCTTTGGATAACATTTTTAAATTATATCAACCATATGCAGTAATTCATTTTGCCGGTTTAAAATCAGTTTCTGAATCTATATCCAATCCGGAACTTTATTATAAAAACAATATCGTCTCAACATTTACTCTTCTTGAAATAATGAAAAAATATCAGTGCAATAATCTTATATTTTCATCATCAGCGACTGTTTATGGTAGTGGTAAGTCTCCTCTTTCGGAAGATAGTCCTATAGGAATTGGTATTACAAATCCGTATGGAAGAACAAAATATATGTTGGAATGTATTTTACAGGATTATTGTGTGGCCAATGAAAAATTAAATGTGATAGCCCTTCGCTATTTTAATCCTATTGGGGCGCATAGTTCTGGGTTGATTGGCGAAAATCCAAATGACACACCAAATAATCTGATGCCATATTTATTGAAGGTTGCTTCCACGAATAATAAACAAAAATCGTTTGGTGAAAAATTTGATATATTGAATATTTTTGGGAATGACTATGAGACAAACGATGGAACGTGTGAACGAGATTTTATACATGTTGTTGATCTTGCAAAAGCACACGTTAGTGCATTAAAATCTCTTACAAATCTTAAACATTATCAAGTTTTTAACGTGGGAACGGGAGAATCTACAAGCGTATTAGAATTAGTACACACATTTGAAAAAGTAAATAAAGTGAATATACCATATAAATTTCAACCAAGACGAGTAGGGGATATAGCTATATGCTTTTGTAATCCTGGACGTACGCATTCGGCTCTACGGTGGAAAGCGGGTTATACTATTGAAAATATGTGTAGAGATGCATGGAAATATCAAACTACACATATAAAATAGTATACTTATATATGAATATTACATTTATTACTTGTATATAGAACTTATTTTTAGATATTACGAATTTTAAATAACATAAAACATATAATTATTTAATATATAAATATATAAATCTTAAATAATTATATGGCATTAACTTGTGTATCTGGATACTGGAAAATAAAAAATAAACATGGAGACAACTTTAATAATTGGTTCCATAACACCCTGCAAATCAATTGTCCTTATGTGTTTTTCGCTGATAAAGAAACTATTGAAATGATTAAAAAATACAGAGGAGCTTTACCGACACATTACATAGAATGTAAGATTGAGGACTTTTATACTTATCAACATCGTGATAAAATGATTACACATCCAATTCACTGTCCTAGTATTGAACTTAATTTAATTTGGAATGAAAAACTCTTTTTTATACAAAAAGCCGCAAAACTTAACCCCTTTAGTACCACCCATTTTATGTGGGTTGATGCTGGTATATGTACTTATCGAGATAATCCTCCACCGAAAACGCCATTTCCTAATTTAAATAAATTAAATAGGTTACCAAAAGACAAATTTATTTTTACAAGTTGTCCAGATTATAATCCAAGTGATAATAGATATTATTTTAAAATGTCTTATATCACAGGAACCTTTATTTTACATCATAGTATAATTGATAAATTTGTAGGAATTTATAAACACTGTTTAGATACATTAGTAAATAAAAGCATTGTATGGACGGATCAAGTAATATTAACCCATATTTATAGAGACCACAAACACTTATTTTATAAGTTATCAGAAGGATGGGGCACAATAATACCTTTATTATATTAATTAGTTGAATATGGAAATGTATATATATGTATACAATGACCCGGGAAGTATTTCGGTGATTTAACGGCCATCCCAAATATTTCCTTTGGAGATATTTCTAATTTTGATTTTTCCATACTTTGTTTAAATAATAATTATTTAACAAAGTATAAATACTTAAAAAAACACGGGCGCAGTTTTAATAATTCCTTCCATCCCCATGCCCCATATCATAATAAACACAGCAATCCTTAACATAAACACTATCGGTATATTTTAAAGCTCTTAACCAGTAATCATAGTCAGGATGGACATACTCAATACTTCTTGTATCAAAATTACCTACTTTATCAATTATTTCCTTTTCAATTATTACACTACAGCAAATCATACAATTATTTATTTTTAGAAATTCTAAATTCCATATTATTGGAAATCCATTATCAAATAAATTACTTTTTTTAGATTTATATACACTTTTAATGTAATTATAAGCAAATTCTGCATTATATTTTTTATAAAATTTTGTCTTATCATATACACCATTACCTACGAAACCATCGGTAGAAGACATTTTACAACCCGTTTTTTTCATAGCTTTAATTTGAAGTTCTATTTTGTTTGGAAACCATATATCATCATCATCGCAAAAAGCGATATATTTACCAGTTGATATTTTAATACCAAAATTTCTTTGATATCCACCAGCACAAGCATACCCAAAAATATCTTTACTATTTTTTTCTAAATGCATTATTGTTATATTATTTTTTTCCCAATCATAATCGTAATATTCATTTTGGGTTGACCTATCATTTACCACAATAATTTCAATGTTTGAATAGGTTTGTCCTTTTACAGATTTAATTGTATTTAATAAATATTGAAACCTATTATACGTAGGTATTATTACACTTACTTTATCCTGTTTATAGGATTCTGATACGGTCTTTATCATATAATTATATTTAATATTTAAATATAATTATATATCCGCAGATATTTAAAACCTCTATTTTAAGCATTACTCTTTGTTTACAATGTTTTTAACAACTAAATTATTTAGAATTGAAACTAATATTTCTAAAAAGGTGTTTCAGATATCCTTATCGGGAGGATGGGCACAATAATACCTTTGTTATATTAATTAGTTGAATATGGAAACCCCTTTAATGTATAGTCTATTTTACTTGGTATATTAGGCATATCTAAAGGTGTAGGTAACTGATTTTCATTTCTTATTTTTTTAGTAATAAATTCATTTCGTATATAAGTTAATTCAAAGACGTGTGGTATATTTATTCCGTCTATAGTATTCATTTTACAACCATTATTAGCGTGTAAATGAACTAATGTATGAGTTTCATTTATTTTCTTTAATAAATTAAACATTTGTTCGTTTTTAATGTCTGATAAACCTTTAAAATATTCAGGATATAATTCTATATCTGCTGGACTATGAATTTCAATTACTAATTGCTTTATTTTATTTATAAGATTATTTTCTATTATAGACGGCATTAATCTAAATTCATGACCCTCAATATCTATTTTCATAAATATATTATTAAAATTATTCATGTATTCCGATAAATTAGTAGTTCGTTCATCAATACCGTTTCCTAAATTTTTTCTTACAAATTTTAGATTAGGAATATTATTTGGAGGTAAAGAATTTACAGTACCATCAAAGGCATAACAATGTAGATTTGGTTATGAACTTAATAAAGCTTTCTCAAAACTTATATCATTTGCTATACCACCAGATATAAATAAATCATATTCTCCTGGTAAATTAATTATTACATATCCCCCATCATTGTGTTTACCTATTCTTTGTTTTGAAAAAGGTGTATTATATAATATTAAATTTTCCATTTATATAGGTAATATTATTTTTTAAACCCAAAATAAACTTAAATTAGTTATTTAAAAATATTTACTATAATAAATTTATAATGATAAATATTTTAAAAAATATAAATAAACCACTCTTTCTTTGCTTGTTAGACATTCTAAATAAAAATAATATCAAATATTTTGGTTCATCTGGTACATTATTAGGTGCTATAAGACATCAAGGAATAATACCTTGGGATACAGATATAGATATCGGTATTTTTTATCAAGATTTACAACAACTATTTGATTGCCTAGAAGGTACGTCATTTTTTATTTGGGGAATTCCTGATTATACATTCTTTACAAATAATGTATCCAAAAATTATAATGATTTTTATAGTCACCCAAAATACAGAGCTGATTTTGAAAATAGGATAAAATCAGTTGAAGAGTTAAAAAAGTTTTTAGGAAGAAACACGTATATTATTTCATCAAAGAATATTGATAATAAACCGTACGGGAAAAATAATACGTGTTGTGAATTAGAAATACTAAAATTTTGCAGCAAAAATATATATAAATATTGGGCTGATAAATTAACAAAATTAGAATTTAATAAAGGAATTTATTGTTATTTAATAAAATCCTGGGAAAGTGAAAATGATGGTATGTTTAATTACCCAAAATCATATATGGAAGAATACATATACGTGCCATTTTACAATAAACATATTCGTATTCCAAAAATATATACTACTAGCCCAAAATATTGTGAATATCGTTTTGGCAAGAATTGTATGATAAAATATCCAAAAATAGATAATAAACAATTAACTGGTTCTCAGTTAATTAAGGATTTTTCTCCATTGTAAATCGGCACTAAAATAAAATTTCGCGTTTATGACTATAAATATTAGTCTTTCCTAATATATAATGGAATTCTGTAGATTATGCGGTAGCAAAGATTTAGAGGTAGTTATTGTACTAGGAGACCAAAAAATAACTTCAATATTTCCGCCATTTAGAGAACATGATAGAATTCCAACGTCCCCCATAAATTTATGTATGTGTGTTCAATGTGGATTAATTCAATTAGAAGAAACAGTAGATGCGGATAGTATGTATAAAAATGGTAACTACGGTTATAACTCAGGAATTAGTAATACAATGAGAAAACATCTTAAACAATATAATGAAGAAATATCATTTAAGGCAAATTTAAAAGCGGGAGACACAGTACTTGATATTGGTAGCAATGATGCTACTTTTCTGAAGTATTATAATAATAATAATAATAACGATATAAATAAAATAGGTATTGATCCTACCGGCGAACAATTTAGTGAACAATATTCTAATATAAATTTGTTGGCTGATTATTTTACAAAAGAAATTTTTATTAGAGAGTTTGGTAATATTAAGTGTAAAATAATTACCAGCATTTGTTGTTTTTATGATTTACCAGAACCTGTTAAATTCGCAAAGGATATATATGATATATTAGATGAAGAAGGAATCTGGTCTTGTGAACAGAGTTATCTATTAACAATGTTAAAGACAAATAGTATAGATACTATCTGTCACGAACACCTAGAGTATTATGCCTTAACGCAAGTTAAAAATATTGCAGATAGAGCAAATTTAAAAATTATTGATGTTAAATTTAATTCATCTAACGGTGGAAGTTTTCGTGTGTATTTTGCCAAAAAATCTTCAAAAATGCATATGGAATGCAAAGAATTAATAGAAAAAATTATAAAAGAAGAAGATGAGTATGATATCAAAAACTCCGATACATATAAAGATTTTGTTGATAGATGTGATGTTGAATTAAAAAAATTAACTGATTTTATTGATATTATTAATTTAAATAAGAAAACAATTCAGATTTATGGAGCTTCTACGAAGGGAAATTGTATATTACAATATTGCAATATTGGACCTAAACAAATAAAATATGCAGTTGAAAGAAATCCAAAAAAAGTAGGATTATGTACAAATACAGGAATTGAGATTATAATAGAAGAAGATATGAGAAAAAATCCACCCGATTATTTATTAGTTTTACCTTGGCATTTTAAAAAAGAAATTATTGAGAGGGAGAAAGACTATTTAGATAATGGTGGTCAATTAATTTTTTATTTTCCTACATTTGAAATAATTAGTAATAAACCTAAAACATTAGTAACAGGTTGTGATGGTTTCATAGCCAGTTATATTAAACAAAGCTTTCACGATCATAATTTATATGGAATTACAAGAACTGAGAAGAAAAGTGAAAAAGAGATAGTCAAATGTTTATTTGATATGAATGATTATGATAAATTAGAAGATTTAATAAGATTGGTAAATCCAGAAAATATTATTCATTTGGCTAGTATATCATCTTCTATAGAAGCCTTTGTACATCCTTTCAAAACATTACAGAATAATGGAATGTTAATAGCAAAATTATGTGATATTATTTATAGAAATAATAAAAAAATAAGATTATTTAATGCATCTAGTAGTGAAATATATAAAGGCCACGTAGATTACCACGTTAGTGATGATATCAGTAATAGTATAAATAATACCTTTCACAACCATCCCTATTCTATTGCCAAAATAATGGGACAAAATATGGTCCAATTTTATAGAAAAAACTATAATTTACATTTATCGAATGGTATTATATTTACCACGCAATCGGAAAGAAAATCGGATAAATTTTTATTAAATAAAATATCAACTTACATAAAAAAATGGAAAAAGGATACAAGTATAGAGCCTCTTGTTGTCGGTGATCTTAATTCATATAGAAATATAATTCATCCAAAAGATGTTGTTAGTGCTATAAGATGTATATTAGATTATAATAAAGGAGATGACTACTCAATTTGTTCGTATAATAGTTATAATATTTTTTCATTAGTAGAGAAATTATTTAATAAAGCGAATATTCAAATTATAAGGGGCGTAGAAGCTAACACATATTATGATAAAAGTACAAACAAACCTATAATGATTATTGAAACAAATAATAATACTGGACTTGATACCAAGCAAATAAATATTAGAGGATATCCTTGTAAATTAAGAGATAGAGAGTGGAAAATAAAAGTTTCAATTGATGATATATTGAATGAATTTTAAAAGAATTAAAGAATAATATATTTATTATGTAAATGTATTATTCTCAAGCTGGACAAGATATGTTTGTAAATGAAACTTTAAATTCTAAAAAAAATGGATATTTTTTAGAAATAGGGTCAAATGATTATAAAATGCATAATAATACTTATTTCTTTGAAAAAAATTTGAGTTGGAAAGGGATTATGGTCGAATACGATAGTAATTTTTTAAATGGCTACAAAAATTATCGTTCAAATAGCATACATATTATTCAAGATGCTACAAAAGTTAATTATTTAAAATTACTTATTGATAATAAATTTCCCAAAGATATAGATTATCTACAGATAGATTTAGATGTTGATAATAGATCCACATTAACAACATTAGAAATATTTGATAAAGAAATATTTGATAAATATAAATTTGCAGCTATTACTTTTGAAACAGATATTTATAGAGGAAATTTTTATGATACAAGAAAATCATCGAGGGCCATATTTGAAAAACATGGTTATAAATTAGTATATCCTGATGTAAATATTGCTTATCAAGGAAAATTATTAGGGCCTTTTGAAGATTGGTGGGTTCATCCTGATTTAGTAGATACTGATAAATTTAAAAAAATATTTGACTATAAATGTCCAAATGGTTGTTGTATGATAAATGCGGTTAAAATCTAAATATTTATTCATACTATTTGACACCCGTAGGAAAATATTTAGACGAAATCATAAAAGACTATTTTCCTAAAAATTATACTGGTATTTTTTTTGATATTGGAGCATATGACCCAATTAAAATATCTAATAGTTATCATTTTGAATTAAATGGATGGGATACTTATTGTTTTGAAGCAAATCCAAACTTAATTCATAATTTAAAAAAAGTAAGAAAAAATGTATTCCATTGTGCCATATCAGATACTAATAAAGAAACTAGTGAATTTAATATAGTTTACCAAAATGAACATAATACAGAATGGAATAAAGTTGCAAGCTTTTCATCATTAAATTTAACTTATTTTACAATGCCATGTTATCAAGATTTTTTAAATAAGAAACAATATCGTGTTGAAAAAATTAAGGTTGAACAGCGTACTTTAAATTCCTTTTTAGAAAATGAATTAAAATCAATAGATAATATTGATGTATTAGAAATTGATATTGAAGGTGGGGAATTTAATTGTTTAAAAGGAATTGATTTAAATAAATATACACCAAAGGTAATATTATTAGAAAATATGGATAATAATCACGACATTATAAAATATTTAAATAAATTTAATTACAAATTGGACAAAAAATACCATTATAATGAGTTTTATGTTAAAGTATGATGTTTTCGAAAGTTTTAATCAAATTACAATGATTATAATCATTCAAAAATTTACTACAATAATTTACTGAATTGCGCATACAATCATTTATAGATGTTTTATATAGACATATTTTATCATCATATATGTGATTGAACATTAATGAATTACTAATACCTAGTGGTTTTTTAACAGAAATTGCATAATCAATTACACTTGAAATACCTATCTTATCATTTGATATATGTTTAATTTTATTGTAATCATATAAAAAAATGTTCATGTCATTTGTATGTAAAAATTTTAATATATCATCATTTGTAAAAAATTTATGAGAAAATAGTATCTTAATTTCGGGGTTAACTTTAATATTTTTACAATATTGTATATACTCAAGATGATATGGGCTATTATTTTCCATAGGTATAACAATCTTAATTATTGCTTGTTGTAAATTATTATTAATTAAATTAATTAATTTATGAAATCCTTTTGTATCAAAGCCGAACCCAAATGAGCCAAAAATAGGTATTTTTTTATCTGAATAATTAATAAAATCAGTAATACTTTTACACGATGGGACATAACTATCTAAATAATCTATATCTTCAAAAATAGGTCTTGGAATACCAAAATCTTGATTATTATTACTGAATAATGGATTAATATTTAATTTAATATCGAAAAAATATAATTCATCACCGACAGATTCATGATAAATACATATATTTTTACAATCCTTATTTTTTTGAATATTAATTCCACATAACCATTTCATTGTTCCTGGATGATAATTATAGATTATTGCTGATGTTGTACTATCATTCAATAAATTATTATATGAATTAAAATTATCGATCTCATTATAATCAAAATCTATATTTTTACTTTTTTTTAATATATTAAATAGTCTTAATCCATATTGGTATACTCCACACGATTTCTTTTTATTATTAATAAACAATACATTCATAATATATAATATACTATGATTATAATATCTTTTTAATATCTATAAGTATACTTTCTAATTGTGGTTTATGTAAAAGTGTAAATTTTTTACGATTAATTTTTTCGATATTATATATATATTTATCCGACCATATATGATGATAATAATGCCATCTTGATGTATAATAACATTTGTCTGTTTTAATTTCCAAATTTATTGCTAATGCAAAGAAAGCACTATCGGATAATATTAACATATTGGCATTTTTTATAGTATCTACATAGTCTAATATTGGTTTATTTATAAATTTTTCTGCTAAATTGAAATATTTATGGTTTTTATCGTACATATTCCGACAAGGATTAATCAATAATTCATCTGTTACATTTTCTAAAGTGAAAACTATACCATTAACACAGTGTGCGGCCATATCATGGACAAATATATATTTTAAATGTTTTACATTTTCAAATAAATTAATAGATTCAGTTTTATTTGAAATATTAAAGTATTCCCAAAAAATAGAAAAATTTAAATTTAAATATTCATATGGTTTAACTGCTATATAATTATATGGACCACCTCCGCCACTTGGTAGATTACAACCCGTCATAAAAACTGTTGTATTATTAGTAATAGTCTTAAACTTATTATATTCACACCCATATCTTGGAACTAGGTCTTTTTCCGATTCTATAACATATAATACAATATTATCATCGTTACTGTATATATCTTTAATGTTTTTTTCATTATTTTTTTTACAAGAAACAATAACTTTATCATATAATGTGCTTAAATATCGAACAGCACCAATTTGATGTATATGATCTCCAAGACCCATATCTCCAATATGAAAAGCTATTTTTTTATCATAACCTTTTTGTTCTTTTATACCCGAATTAAATAAATTATTAATTTTACTTTTCACTCTGAAACGCCTATCATTATAATCTGTCATAATTTTAATACATAAATCTAATAATTTTTCTTTAGAATTATTATTAGTCATTAATTCTCTTACCTTATTTTGGTCTAACCATATTTGTTCATTTATTTGTTTCAATATCTTATAATAAAAATTATCCGTTATGTTAATATTTAATGATTTTAATAAAATATTATATTCTTTTTTAATTTCTATTAATTTTTGTTCATCAGTTATAAACTTATTCTTTAATTCTAAAATGCTTAATTTGTCAAATAATTCTCCATAAGACAAGTTAAATAATATAGACATATTATAATATATAGTTTTTAATTTTTAATATATTTTTAACGAAATTATTATGATATTTATATCTATGAATATAGTATAAAAACTGGAATATATTTTAAATAACTAACCAAATATCAGGAAATCTACTAGCTATATCTTTCTGTGTACCACTTCCATCCATATTCATTTTGTTTATAATATCGGCCATATTTTCTTTAACGCATAATTCTCTCCATTTTTGTGTATAAAACGGTATTTTTGTGGTTAAAATTTTGTTTTGAAGTATGTTATTTATGTTATCATCTAACATATTTTTTAATGGTTCATATTTTATCTCTCTATATTTGTAAATATCATAAAAATCTGTGTATATTTTATTTGATAATAAACAAATATTGATTTCTAATAATGTTGGCTTATTATGTGACCCGTAGTCTTTTGAACCTAAATTAATATTAATTGAATTGTTATTTAAAAAAGGGAAATTTAACATAGCACTGCCAGCAGCGCTTATTTGAATATCTGTTTCATTCATTATCATTAATTGATCTTTAAATGAATTTATATCCTTCCAATCTAAATATTTCACAGAATAATTTTTACTCTTATAATAATCCATTAATTGTTTTAATATAATATTCTCTTGTTGGTTATATCTGGTACTATTAATAAAAAGTATACTTAACTTATCCCTCTTTTGTTTTATTATCTTATATATTTTAAAAAAACGATTTCTTAGTTTTTCAAGAGCATATAAATTCTTTCCGGGCATTATTCCTAATTTATTTGTAGAAGATATTCCTGCTCTATCAGCACCTACAATTAAGCAATTAAATTTTAAATTATAATTAACCGTTTTTTTTAAAATGAATTGTCCTCCATAACAAAAATCTTTAAAAACATCCAATACCCATTGTCTTGTTGCTCTATAATTATTAGGAGCTCTCCAAGATTGGTCAATTAATATATTTAAAAACATATTTACAGGTGCGTTTTCCTGTCCATCAAAAAAATTAAGATAAGCCATATAAATTGGATATAACGCATCATATAGACTGTGAGAAATATTATGTTCATAGTAATGTGAAAAATGTAGTGTATTTCCTTTTATGTTTTTAATATTTAAAGTATCAATAAATTCTTGTAATTTTTCTTTATTTTCAAAAGAAATGGATTTTGGAATCATATTAAAGTTATTTGGATCTTGTTGTCCCGTATGTTCAGGTCCTCCTAATGTTTTTGTTTTTTTTAAAATTGTTTTATTTTCTTTTTTCATTGAATTATCATTCTTATCAACTTTTAAATAACAGAACTCTCTATTTATATAATATAAATTTTCATATTTCGCGTGAGTAATATTTTCATTTATTTTATATTCTACATTCGATTCCATATACTATTATAAAAAAAACTTTAAGTAAATATAACTAATTATTATACCTTAATCCATCCTAATCCATCAAATATACCACTAACATCTCTATTATCGCCAAACCACCTGCTTGGATAACAAACAATTTTATTAGGGTTCATATTAAAATAGGCAGACCACCAACTAAATGTACTATTTGCTATAACATTATGCTGGCAACAAGACATATAAAGCATCTGTTGCCAGTCGGCTAAATTATTATTGATCCTCTCAAATTTTAAGTTTGGGAACTTTAATTGCAGATCTCTCACCATTTCATTTACCTTCGCTAAATCTTGGTCTTCGCAACAATATACCACTCTCCAATTATTTTTATTTGTTTTGGTTATGATAGTATCTAACCCTTTTATATAATGATGTATAGAGAGAATATTGTGATATCCGCTTGATGCTGTATAATCACCAATTCTGAAATGTAGTGATATAGAATCTTTTATGATATGTTTTTCTCTAATTTCTTTTTGAAAATCTCTGATCCCAATTAAATGTATTATTCTATCAGAATAAGTATTAAAATATTTCAAATGTTGAAAATAACCGTCTAAACAAATATTATTATTAGATGCAGGAAGGTTTGAATAGGTATGACTATCGGGTTCTTTTAAAGATACTGTAGCTGATGAGGGTTTAATATAAGAATTTAATTTTGAAAATAGTGTATTCCAATATGATGGTCTTTTAGATGTTCCATCTATTCCCATCATACCTTGATAGTTTGGTAACACAAATATTCTGTTATATTTTAAAGAATATGCAGCGGTTGCAAAAATTTGAAACAACTGATTCCCTAATCCACCTTGCATTATACAAGTGACCGTCAGAGGAAGGCATCCATTATGTTCCCTCATATTATTTATATAAATTGAAGATTATAAAATTAGTGAAGCGAATTATTATTTAATAGAGTAGTATTTTATACCATTTTAAAGTTTCAAGGGTATAAAATTGCTATTCTTTCTAAATATTAATAATATAATTATTAGGTATTTTCCTATCTAAAAGTGTTAAATTTAATTCTCTTTTTGTAGCATCTTCACATCCACCTACTTTTCCATCTTGATAAACTAATGGAGTTTTTAAACAATAAACATTATATTGGCTTTGAAGCCCTGCAAAATACATATCATAATGTATATTTTTCTCTATGGCAATATTCATGGTTTTTTTACAATATTCTAATCCTTTATTACTAACAATAATAAAACCGTGCGTTGACAACATATTATTTATTTTATAAATATCTGTTCTATTATTTATACTTTCGGTAAAAACATTTAAATTAGCCCATTTTATACTATGATTATAACCATAAATACTTGTTCCAATATATAAAATATCTGTATTATCTGGTATATCGATTGTATTTGGAAATTCTCTGTATTTATTTACATCATCCTCTAATAATCCAAAAGGAACAAAATTATTATTATTTTGTTCCTTTAAAGCCATATCCATCATTTTTAAGAAGCCTAATGCTCCTGACTGAAATTTACTTATTTTGTTATCTATTACCGAATGCACTTTTGTTAAATTTATATTTTTAAAGTTTTCCTCAACATTTTTAATTCTATTTTTATTTTGTGGAATGGTTAAATAATAATATTTTAGTTCTTTTAAATTCAATATCATATTTATATAATATATTACAAAATAAATAACTCTTTAAATTTATTAGTATTATATAGGTGCTTTAATGTGTAAAATGTAAATGAAACAATATGAATTTCTTTATTTGGATAAAATTTTGATTTTAAAATTTGATTTTCATAATATAAATTATTTAATCCATTAATATTTGCGTGAGTATTACCAATAGGATCCCATACAGATAATCCATTTAATATATTCTTTTTTATATTTCTTCCAATTATATAAATATTATTGTCTAACAATGTTTTTTCACTACCATCTAAAATAAAATAAAAATAATAGGTAAATAAACTTTGTAAATCATACTCAAACTTCATATTTTTATTTTTAAACTTGATATAAACATTCATTAATACATTATATAATTCAATATTTAATTTCCAAATGTTTCCTTGAATCCATTTATTTCTTGGAATAAATTTATTATCTATTAGTAAATGCGGATCTTTATTAACACCAGCACAATCTATAAAAAAATTAGATAAATTATTCAGATAACTTAAATCATACGTGACAATCGTATCTAAATCAATCCATATAAAATCTATATTATAATTATCATATAAATATTTATATATATTTATTTTGTTAAATGATAAATTTAACCAATTATCATTATAAATATTAACACTATTATCAATATATTTATGTATTGTAATATTTTTTTTATTAATGTTTATTTGAAAGTTTGTAAAAATATGTAGCTTATAACTATTCGTTTTATCTAATGAATGAATCAAAATATTTAAAACATTTAATAAGTCTACTTTACTATGTCTCCCAATATCTACACAAAATGTATAAAAATATAGCATATGTATATATATATATATATATAATGCAAGAAAATAATAACAATTATGTTTCCAGTAGAGGTATTCTAAAGTCTTGCGACTATCATTCTCAAAATCCACAATCTAGTATCAGAGTATTGCATAAATATTTAGAACCTAACTATATTACAAATATTAAAAACCCTTCTATATATATTTGTAGTAGAGCAATCCCTCATTTTATCAGGAATATGCTACCGACAATTAAAAAACCAT